ATAAAACCACCAAAAGAACCAGCAGAAAGAGCAATACCTTGTGTTGTGCCTGATGTTCCCCCTGCGCTATCAGTAGTCCCCACAAGCAAGTTCCCTGACGCATCGATACGCATCCGCTCTGATTCAGCAGTAGAAAATTTCATAGCATTATCGCTATGAGTATAAATAATAGACCCTGCTCCTGTTGAAGCAGCATCACCAAAACGTAACTGCGTTTGTGTAGCTGAGAAAAATTGAATACCAGTATCAGTGGCGTGTTCTAAGGTCATAGATGTGTTGCCGTTTGATGCACTCCTACCTGACAACGCACTTTCTTTTATGTTTAAAACATTGTCTGGAGCTGTATCTCCAATTCCAACATTACCACCAAATGGCTGTAGGCTAAGAGGTAAAGCACCGCCACCTGAGCGTGTTGCAGCTACCCCTATTGCATCGTTGCTAGAATTTGTATACCCAGTATAAAGACCATATTCGTTACTATGATTTACAATAAAAATTGCAGAAGCATTTGTAATAAGTTCATCGTTGTCTGTTGGAGTTGAAATACTCCCACCCTTAGCCGTGACAGTGCCAGTAATATCTACACCTGTGGAGGTGGTGACGAGTTTGGATGACCCATCGTGATAAAGATTGACTGCACCACCATTTGTACCAAAAAGATAGCTTTTACTACCATCAGCGTTTTTAAGTGCTAAGTTGTTTCCTCTTACAAATAAATTTCCAGTGCCAACATCGTCAATGTATGATGCTGACCCATCATGGTAAATCTGTAGGTCAGACCCTGCGCCAAAAATGGCTTTGTCGTTGTCTCCAAAAGTTATATTGCCTGTAGTAGATAATGAAGAGACAGACACGGCCTGAGCCGTAAGTGTGCCATTACTGATTGTAAAATCACCCAGAACATTGCCACCAAACACGCTGAATGTATCGTAAACTACTATTTCAACAACATCACTAGCTGTTAAAGCCGCTAACCCCCCAATGGTGTTTGCAGTTGTTGTATTGTAGTCGGAACCTGCAACTAACGTAGCACCGTTTAAGTTGACATCGACATAATTACCATCAGTAAAGGTAAGTGTATTACCACTACTATCATTACCACTGAGAGAGGTCTCTCCTCCCGAAGCTGTAAAATAATATCGACTGCGTACAGCCTGTGACGGTGTTCTGCCTAGATATGCCATCTATTACGGTAGCTCCTGTGCGTCCATTGCAGTTTCGTATGCAGACTTTATATCGCTAGTCCAGACTGCGTTACATACAGCCTGTATTGCTGCATCTTCACCGCTTATATCTGTGTCGCCCCATGTGTCACCTGACTTAGTGCGGCAAGACAAAACGTGTCTGTGGTAAGAACGACTTATTTCTTCATTATCTTTTTTTATGATTGTTGCTTTTCGGACTTGCACATTTTTATGCGGCCCTCGTACTTCACAATCGTATTCTGTTTCTTCTGTTAATGCCATTTTTTATCTCCTTTTGGCTATGGACTAACTACCCAGTAATCCAACTGGGGTGTTATGCCGAGGTATAACTGACTGATGCAATCATGGCATCTAAACTCGCACCGGTCAGACCTCTGTCTCTCATTTCGGTATTAGTAACTGCGCCACCATCACCATCATTAAGATGAAAATAAAGATAATCTAAAGTAGTTCCTGTTAGGATCATAACATCATTTAAATTATTATCCCCAGTATAACCGATTGTACCCCCAACATAATAACTAGAGTCTGTTTTAACATCAAAAGGTAGGCCTCCTATTTTAAAAACAGAGTTGCCTGCAGTAGGATTTATGCTAGTGACATAAAAGCTTAGATTTACATAATTTCCTATTTTAACATAACGAGCCTTACCAACACTTAAACTACCACCGCTAGGTAGCGTAGGCGTCCAAGTTCCCTCTTCATAATCTTCTAGCTTATTAGCTGAACCAGTGCCGCCAAGGTATGCACCGCCTGAGAGGTAGAGGTCTTTCCAACGAGTTCCAGATGCACCTAAATTTATTTCATTATCTTGTAATCCATCCTCATCACAAGGAAGAACACCACTGTTAGCACCGCCAATACCTGCACCTTGTCCAGTTGCAGTTCTAAGAATAACATTTGTTGCAACACCACCACGAGAAGAAATAGCCCCCACAGTAGAACTGTCTTTGCGGAAGTCTACTAAGTTCCCGTCTGAGGAAAGCCTATTTATTAAAAGACCTATATTACCGTCAACGGCTGCTCTAACACCTAGTGTTGAAGATATAGCTGTACCTGCTATAGCAATACTGTCTGTAGTTTTATTAATTAATACTTTACCTGCCTCATCAATGCGGAGAGCCTCAGAAACACCTGCACCAGAGTTTGCCGCTGTATTAAATGTTATTTCACCACCACCGCCTGAACCTGCATATACAACCTCTATACTAGCTGTAACACCGGCCCCTGAACTAGAGTCACTAGCATAAAACTCGATACCACCCTGTTGATTTGCGGCGGTAGCAGTGGTGTCTGTATCAGTTATTCGTATGTAGTTTGCTTTTGCACCACCATTATTGTTTGCTGAAGTTTCTAATTTTCTATTTACGGTTGTTGTACCAATTCCAAAATTACCTGAGCTATCTATGGTTGCCCTAGTTGTATTGTTGGTCATCAACTGTAAATTGTGATTAGACAACGAGCCAACATTTACAACTGTTCCACCACCAAAATTTATAGAACCAGTAGCAGTGCCATTAGATGTATTAATACGACCTGCGACTGTTAATTTAGTGTTGCTGTCAAAATGTGTTGAAGTTCCAATTCCAACTTGATTATTTGTGCTATCGACTACAAGTGTATTTGTATCGATCTGAGCATCGCCCGTTACAGTCAAACCATCTGCCGTATTAAATCTTGTAATGCCTGCCCCTAAGTACGCCATTAGGTAACCTCTAAAATAGACAGTGCAACGTCAGCACTGGAAGCTGTATTACTTGTAACTTTTAAAACATCACTTGCGTTGAGGACAACCTTTTGTTCACCACCTACAACGACTAAACTAGAACCTACAGGTACAGGAGCCGCTTTAATAAGGTATATATTATCACCGTCATTATTCTCGATCTGAACATCCACCTCTATTTGAGAAGTTACGATATTAGATATGCTGAGACCGATAATCGTAGTTTCTGTCGAAGAAGCGCCAGTGTGTATGGTAGCCGCCGAAGTGCCTACTCCTGTGTCTGTTACTAATTTAAATGCGTTTGCCATTTGTTACTTCCTATCTAACCTAGAGCGATTGCCATAGCCACTGCTTGATTGGCAGCTTCTGTTGCAGCAAATGCAGTCGTAGCAATAGTCGTGTTGGTTGTTCCTGCGGTTTGAGTTGCACCCGTTACTGAAGAAGATAAAGCACCGCTACTCATCGTTCCGGTAAGCGCAAGGTCGCCTGTAATGGTAGCACCAGAAGAAGTAGCTGCTACTTTGGTCGAACCTGCGTTCTGTAAACGATTGAGATCATCAGCAACTGCACTTATAAAAACTACCGCATTGCCAGATAAATTAATAGCACTGTCCGAATTGGAACTTTCTGTCACCGCTGCCCTAGTTAAAGTAGTGCCAGAACTAGTGTATGTACCTGTTCCTATTTCAAAGTTGGAACCATCCTCAATGACATACTGAATGACATCACTATTGCTCACACCCGCATCTGCAAAAGATTGAAAACCTGAAGAGGCGCTGCCTAAAGTAACAGTTCCAGTACCCGTTGTACTGGTTCCCATCTTTGCCCTGTTGAAGAGCTTTGCCATGTTCTTACCTTACGCTATTTGAATTACACCGTTTGAAGGGCTAAAATCTAATGTAAAAGTGTCTCCGTTATTCAGTGTCACGCTCGCTCCATAATCGTACAAACCGATAAGCGGATCTCCAGTTACGGTATCATTAAATAGATAAATGTATCTAAACGGACCCACTGTGCCTGAAGCTGTCAGCGTCAAGTCTTGTAGAACAAGCTTATATGTTCCGCCCGATTGAGTGGACGAAGTTGTACCAACGTTTCTAGAAGAGCAATTTGAGTAGCTAATCTGTGTTAGGTTAGCAATTACGCCACCAGTATCTCCTGTTGGATCGGTTGATTCGGAACCGGGTGCAGTATTAGTGAGAGCTACCGCTATTTGATCTGATTCCAAGTCCATATCGTGAACTGCGTTTTTAACGAAGTTGTTTACTTTTGTAAAGGATGCCATTTTCTATCTCCTATGTTATCCTTAGGATAGCAGACGAAGCATCCGCTATTGGGAATTGTATTTCAAAGGTGCTGTTTGAAGCAGACCTGTCACCTCCAAAGTCTAACACAGCAACGGCTGCTTTGGAAGAGTGTGTGTCGTTATAGATCAAAGCACCTCGTGCAGTGAAAGTTGCACTTGCCCATTGTACGTTGTCAAAATCAACAAGAGCTGTTGTTCCAGAAGCCTTTGGAAATGTGCTTGCAAGAGTGAGAGATTTTCCCGTCGCACTGTAGGCGCTACCTGATGTATTTGTAATTTCATTGGTAGAACTGTAAGCAGTAGTAGTTGCACCCAATGTTGCTGAACTTGTATAAAGAGCAATTTTAAAGGTGTGTGAATCAAAGTCATGCTCTCCCTTAAAAAGCTCAACTTTAAATGAAGTACATGTCGTTTGTGTAATAGCCATTATGCTGCACTCGTTCTGTAAATATCACTTCTAAGCATAACGCCTAGACTTGCCATGTTTAGTAAAGCGCTTTCATATCTTTGTTGATACAACTGTATTATATCAGGCTCGCCTTTCATAAACGTATACGCTTCGATTAAACTTCCATAAAGTAGCGTAGCTTCTGCATTGTCTCCCAACCAAGAAGTACTCGCTGTAACTATTGATGGTGGGTCGTAGTAATAATGTAGCTCTATAGCGTAGGAAGCATCTGGTGTTGGACCTATTATAAAATTGCCGTCTGAAGATGCGGAGTCTCCATCAAATATTGCATAGTACTTTGGAACACCTTGTGTAGAAGAATTAGGATAGGCTTCCCTTATAAAATTAACTTCTTTTTCAAGAAGATATGAATATTCGCTGCTATTAGATATGGCGAGAGAAAACGTAGATAAAAAGTCTGAAGGTCGTGCAAGATACTGATTACCTGCGGTCATGTTACCAGTAGCATTTTTCTTTAACTCAGGAATTATGACATCCCTGTATATGCGCTCTTCAGCCTGACGAACAAAGTCATCTATATTATTCACGAAAGTTGTTTCTGTATTTTCCGTGTAATCTTTAATGGCCTGTGTCAGTTCTGAATAATTCATTGTCTAGCCCATCTTGCTAAAATTGCCGCCTTTAGTAGCAGCGCCCATGCCACGACACTTGCCGCCCATTGCCATTTTCTTTACCTTACCACCTTTTTCCATAAAGCCCATTTTGTTACGGACCTGTGATGGTAACTTACCTAAACCTTTATTCCCTGCAGGTACAGGTTTTAACTTTCCGGGCATATCTAATCTCCTACTTAATTTTTATTTTGCCGCTATGTTTTTTAGAAGGTACGTCTTTTTTTAACAGATCCTTCATATACTCATCTCCTTCAGGAGAATCAAAGAAATCTACTAGTAAACCCATATCTTCATCTGACATATCTTGATTCTTTGGCATATTTAATCTCCTTATCACACTATCGTTATGTTTCCAACCATACTACTATGATTTGTACATTGATACACTAAAGAAGTATCAGAAGGTTCGTGAGGCACAATAAATTGTGTTAATCCTGTTGTTGAATTGTAGTTTTCTGTAACACCCGTAGTAAAAGCCGAACCACCATTAGATGTTCTAATCTGTAGGGGATGGCTTCCTACGTTGGCTGTGTTGTCGATTAGATAGGTATGACCTTTATAAAAAGTAAAGTTTGGATTATTGCCAGACGTAGCTCCGGGTCCAGTAAATGTGTATGCAGACGATCCATTTGTACCCGCAGTATATTTAGTTACAGGACCAGTTGTTTCGTCATTGAGTCGAAGCCATGCCCCACCATGTGCGAAATACATTCCCCCAGCAGCGTGGACGTGAGCTATAGCACCATGATATGTCGAAGCACTTGGAAGATCGCTTAAAGCCGCATAATAAAAGACGATTTTGTTTGCGCCAGAACTTACATCTAATAACCCATTTGAATCTATTAGATCGGTAAGAGCCGTGCCGTTTCCTATAGCCGCATACACTTCATTAAAATTATCATTAATCTTGTCTGCACCAGCTCGAAGAGTGTCGCCTGTTCCATCGTTAGCGGATGAACCTATACCTACTGTTTGTTTTGCCATATTTTATCCTTCATCGAATGTCTCTGAGGTAGAGTCTAGAGTGGTTGATGTACTGTCAAAAGTCGGCGCACTAGAAGCTGTTAAAGTAACGGCTTGGCCCGTTAGAGTAAAAATACCCGCGTTTAAAGTAGAAGTGTCTGTTGTACTAACTGTAACAGTTCCTATTTCTGCAGTCATAAACTGTGCGTCATTCCCCACTGGATTGAAGCCAAAAAGCCTTCTGCTGGCGGCTTCTGAAGTGTCAGGACGAGGATTCTGTAAGCTTTGAGGGTCAAATATTTTTAAGCGACCAAGAAAATTTTGCGGCTGGTCTGGGTCTGCAACGTCACGGCCTACAAGAAAGCCAGTCTTAACACCGTTTTTAAATTCGGGAACAAGATCGGATAATGGATAACGGAAGCCTGTTTTGTCACAAAAACCAAAAGCATATCTCCCTCTTGCATATGACATTAAGCACCTAACATAAATGTGTTAAAAGGCACAAACTTAATTGACGCCGTTTCTTCATCTTCCCCAGCAGCCAATTCAAATTGAAACTCATATTCCTGCTTTAATGCAACCACGCGATTTGCTACCTCTGGGCGTTTCATAGCTATATAGTACGCTAACCCTGAAACCAAACAGGGGACAAACCGTGGAGGTACAAAATTAGTAGCAGATCCAACTCCAGACGCTAGCCCATCAATACCCTTCAATCTATAATAAAATATTGTGTATGTGGTTGTGTTGTCTGGAACAGGCCATAACGTTACTTTCGTTTCCGTTGAGAGCCTTTGGACGAAGATTTGGGTCGGCCTACCTTCCGTTTGCTTGTTTGTTTGCTGGGCGTAGGTTGCGACACTGATCCTTTCGAGGGCCGTGTCGATTTGATTCGTACCTGTCCCGGTTCGGATTTGGTGTTCGATGATGTCGATGGTGTCCGAAGGAAGGGTATAAGTCTCCGTACCTGCTGTAACAGAGATTGTACCCTCTTCGATAGTGAAGAGATTAAGACCACGATTTTGCCACTCCAATGTTAAAAGGTTGAGGCTACGTCTTGCTGTTCGCAAATCATAACCAGCTCGCATTTGAAGACCTGCTCTTTCATAAGCCTCTTCAAATATTTCAGAAAGTTCGGGTGTAACTACAGCCATTATGTCACTACGCTCCTAAATCGTTTGGTTTTCTTTGCAATTTTTTTAGGTTGAGCCACATGCTGTTTGCCTGAAGCCTTGCCTTTTCGTTTAGCTCGTGTTGTGGCTGCGTACTCAGAAGGGCTAAGAGACTTAATAGCCGCACTAGGTAAATACCGCTCACCAGTTTTACCGCTAGGCTTCCCACTTTTGGTACGCCATTTTTGTTTGGTCCAAGACTTTAAGCTCTTCTGAGATTTTTTTAACGCCATTACTTTTTCTTAGCTTTACCACCGCGTTTCATAGCCATTGGCTTTTTCTTCATGCCCATAGCGCCGCCACGCATCATTTTCTTTGCTGCGCCACCACGTTTCATTGCCATTGGCTTTTTCTTCATAGCCCTAGGTTTCATAGCCATTTGTCAGTCTCCTTTTTCTGTTAACGACTAGCTCTGTATACTCCTCTTCAGGGTATACTTTATAATAGCCCAAGCGTTCGAGCTTGTCACTTGCTTGGACTACTAATTTTAGATCTTGTATAAAAACCATGCAGTATGGCTTATCTACAGAACTCTCCCAATCTATCTCGGAGAGGAAATCAAGTTCTGCATCTTCTGCACCGTATTCAGGGTGAAATTCCATACAATGCAAGTTCTCGAATAGTATGTTTAAGTTCTGTACATACTTATTAAATCTCTCTAGTTCTGGGACGCTATGGGACGCGACTACAACGAGTTCTTTGCCTGTCACTGTAAAATCGGCGCAGTATCTTAGACTGTCTGCGTACACATCGTCTGTCTCAACGACCAGTACTTTATCCCTTTCCCACGCATTTTTGGCATAGGGACACGGGGAAAGCCCTTTTAGTTTGGGATTTGGAACCTCTAGTACCTGAGTTGACCAGCTACGAAGGTCTTTTTCTATGTCACTAGACATTAATTCTTATATCCCCCACCTGCTTTTTTATAAGCTGAAGCAAGCATTTGAGCTTTTCTAGCACTCCATTGACCCGGATTTCCGCCCTTACTGCCAGCTTTTATTCTATTAAACAGACGCTTACGCATGCCCGGTTTTGTATAGTTACCAGCTTCATTAACACGGCTTTTAGACTTTTTCTTCTTTCTAGTCTTGCCACCTTTACCCATACGAATAATATCAAGATCTTTAGCGTCATCACCCGTAGAAACTCTGTTACCTACAAGCTGACTACCCATTTGAGAACGAGAAATAGCCATCTAACATCTCCATCTTTTTCTTGCTTGTCGCAAACGTGAATTAGGATTTTTTGCTGCTTTTGGAAACTTCTTCATCTGTCCAGCAGAACGAGCGCAGAAAGACTTACGCCTCTTTGCGTCCTTACTACCTTTTTTGACTTTACCTGTAACCGCAGTTTTTAGCTTGGAGCCGGGGTTCTTGCGTCTATACGCAGCCACACCAGCTTTAGTCATCCCCGCCCCGGCTTTTGTAGGGCGGAAATTCTTTTTATTACGTGCTGGCATTTTGCCTTTTGGTTTGCGCTCTGCCATAACTCTACGACAAGAATACAGTCACGCCTGTGCAATCAGTTAAGTCCAGAAAAACATCCGTAGAAAATAGGATACCATTATCTGGGAGGTTAACAGAATGCACAACTCCGGTGGTTAAAGTCATAGTCAGACGTGTTGTACCACCTGATCCGCCATCTTTAAGCGTGATAGCAGGGCTACCACTCCCAGCGGTGTGTACTTGCACCTGTCGAACTCTAGCTCTTGAGCCAAAAACAGAACCGTCAGCAGTCTTTGTAACAGCAAAAATATCTGACTGAGACATTAGCTATCCTCTTCTTTCTCCACGATTTCTGTTGTCCACGCTTCATTTTGTGGAGTAGACGGGTCATCTGCTTTTAACTTGCCATCTTTATCTCTAGCACGAATCTTTTTACGTGGCTTCATTTTAAGTTTGCCCATGATTCACCTATGAAACAGCAGCGCTAAACGGTGTAGCTTCTGTGCCAGTTGCTGATTGATTAATTAGAACACGAAAGACACCTGAAGCAACGTCTTGAAGCTCAACTTGACCACCCAAGATACCGCCTGTTGTAGTTCCGTCTAGAGTGATCGTGTCTGATGCTGCCGCAGTTTCAAAAATAGATGCTGTGTTGTCGCTATCGTTTGCCACTACTGCAATGCCTGCCATTGTGTCACTCGCACTTGCTACCTGAATTTTATAGTTGTTCGAAGTTACAGTTGTCTGAACGAAGAATCTATAAGTGTTGCCACTTCCAGATGCTGCTGGAAGCGTTACAGTTGCGCCAGAAGCTACGTTGAGGTTCATTGTACGCCCTGCATGAGAAGCAGCAGTTAGTGTTGTGTCTGCTGCGATAGAAACCAAAGAATCTGAGCCGCTGACGAAACCAGCAGTAGATGTCACTGGGCCTGAAAATGTAGTTGATGCCATAATAAATACCCTTTGCACAAGGTTTTGCCTAGCAGTCTGTGCAACGTCAGGTAGGGGGTGTCCTGTCTGCAAGGCTAATGTTGCCCCTACAAACAGCATAACATAGTTTTTTTAAAAAGAAAGGGGCAACTTACGCTGCCCCAGTTTAACAGGGAGGACTACTAATATGAAAAAGTAGTAACCTCTCTATAGCATAATTTAGGCTCCGGGGGAACCAAAAATACCTAGCGGGTCGGAAACACCGAAAGAATAACGCTCTCTCGCTTTGTAGCGAACGTTACCTGTATCGAAGTCACCGTCCATGCCTGTCTGCATAGCAGTACGCACAAAGTGCTTCATGCCATTAGGTATATCTGTTGTGATGAAGAACGCATCGTTATCTGTTAGATAATGGTTGATGGTATAGCCCTCTGGGATAGACCCATTTGAACGTATCGCATTCAAATCATTATCTGCTGTTCCGACACGTAACTCTGTCTGTAACAGACGTGTAGCGACAAACATAAGTGCTGGCGGTACAATCAACTTACGTGGGCGAGCTGCGATTAATAGACCACGCTCATCAACGAACGCAGCAATATCAATTACAGATTGCTCAAGTGAAGTCTCATTTAAGTCAGCATTTGTAGCTAAACGGTTGCGGTTATTGACACCTTCAATAGTCGGGTGCGCTGTTGAAAACAGTGTAACACCATCACCAGAGTTAAAAGTATCAAAACCATTGTTTAACAAAGCTGCTGCTTTTGTCTGCTTTGTATACGCCATACCACGGGCTAATGCCTTGGTGTAACGTGCAGAAAGAGAGTCATATAGGTTATCTTCCATCGCTTCTTCAGTGATAGAAAAGCCCATAGCAACAGTTTCGTGGTTGTAACGAGAAGTGAAATGCTCTTGAGCATTGTCATAAGAAATGGATGAACCTTCTGCTTTCACAGGAGCTGCACCAAAACCAGACAGTTTTACTTCTTCTTCAAAGCTACGCTCTGAAGTTTCTGTCTCGTATATTTCCTCATGCTCATTCTCGTACTTGTCGTATTCCAAGCCGTATAATGCGTTTAGGCCGGGAAGTAGCTCTTTAAGGAGCTGTGCGCGTGAAATAGCCATTATTTAGCCTCCTTATAAGCCGACGTTGTTGGTCATCTGATGACCACCGGGATTGAACTTAACCAATACATCTGGAAATGCATCTGCTGGATCAGAGACATGCGCCACAATTCTAAACGCTGCCGCCGCTGTCTGAACAGTTGCGTCTAGCGCTGATGTGGAGTTGCCTGTCGCTGTGCTACCTGTAGAGGTAGACTGTGCAGACGCAAAGAATGTATTAGTTCCGATAATTGTTTGCGCTCCTGTACCATCAAGCTGCGCTTGAAACAGTACGTTTGGATCGTCAACAACGTAAGCCTTAATCGGCCCACCATTGGCTGTGCCAGATGGATAGAACTGTGCTTGAACCGTTTGACCGGAATCATTCACATACTCACAACCGACGAAAACACCAATAGCGCCTACGCCTGTTGTACCGGAAATGCTGTTAGAGGTCAGGTCTGCACCTGTGCCTGTAGCCAGCGCGATAAACCCATCGGCCCCGATGATAACTGCTTGCCCATAAAATAGGTTTGTAGCTTCACCTGAAGGATCGATGAGAAACTGGGATGTTGCCCCAGCATATGGCATGCCGTCCGTACGTCTAATAGGACGAAGACCATAAGGAGCTGCTGAAGTAGCCATAGCTCTGGTTCCTTATCATTTAAAGTTTCTACCAAGCAAGCTCCCCGTAAGGGTTACTTGCCAAACGAAGTCCTCGTACTCCGCTCTGGATTTAGAACAGGCATACGAGGGTCTGATTGCCTCAAGTAAGAATTATCCACAGCTTCCATTTGGTGTTTAGCCTGTTGTAACTGTGCATCCTTCCTAGCTTGAACATTTTCGGCAGAATTCTGGCAAAGCAGTAATCCACCGACCTCAATATTGTCTTGAAATCGTGAGTCGATATCAGACACAACTTGAAGGTTAGGATGATCCTCCTTACGAACAGGCGTCCAACCTTCGCGGAATCTAGAAGAAACATTCGGGTTATCCGTATTACCCAGTATTGCTGTGCGAATCCAACGAAACTCTAATCCGTCTCGTGGTTCGGGGGTCGGTAACATCGAGGGTCTCTCCCATGACGCTTTACGTTTCTCGTTGTCACGAGTTTTGTTATTGCGCGAGGTTCTGTCTGTCATTTGGATACTTCCTTCATCAACTGCGCCGCATATTGCTCATTTGTCAGACCAAGCCGCTTGGCGAGAGCAGCTTGCGTTGAGGTCAGTCGCACTGTGCGTGGTTTCTTGGTCGTTTTAGACGGTGCGGCAACCACGGGGCCGTTTTGACGTTGGGGTGCTTCTTCCTCAATTTGCCCATCGTCAAACTTATCTGGAAAGACTCGCCTTACGGCTTTGTCTATCTCATCATAGTACTGATCTGTTCTCGGATCAATACCCTGATTTACAAGTTTTTGGTGAAGTCCGTATGCATACCCTGTCATTTCAGGGTCTTTTTCAAACCATTCGTTCTTTTTACCCCACTCTAAAGCCTTCTGGTCTACCTGTGGAGGTTGAGCAGGTTGCGGTGCAGGTTCAGCGGGTTTTTCTGCCGCCCTAGGTTGTGGTTTGTAATTGCTTACACGATATTCTTCGTTCTGCAGTCTAGTTAGTTCCGACTGTGCTTTTAAAAGCTCGTCAGGATCACCTGCTTCATACGCGGTTTTATACTGCGCCTGAGCTTGTGCAAGCTGCGCTTCAATACGAGTTTTAGCCTGCCCTATAAGGGTTTGCTCCCCATCATCTAGGGTTTTGCGTAGTTTTTCGTTTTCAGACTTGATTGTTTCTGCATAACGTAACGCTTCTTCCTGCAGTCGCGCTGCTTCTTCTTTCGCACGGCGCTCCTCGTGAAACTCAAACTTTAACTGTTTGATACGTTTCTGCACCCCTTCAGAGTATTTCTCTACCTCGTCATCCGAAGGTATCTGTGGTTCGGCGTCTTCGGCGCGGCGTGGTTTCCCCTGATCTTCTTCAGGAGTGTCATCCACAACCTCAATGTCAAAAGAATCAACATCTTGTGTTTCAGGTGATTCGTTTACAACATCTTGTTGTGCGCTAGCCACTGCTTCGGCAACTGTTTCTTCTTTGAATTCTTGTTCTTCGGCCACGTTACTCATACTCTTGTATACCCCCTTGGATCATCTACCACAGCCTCAACAGTATCGTCATTGATTAGACGAAACTCTTTACCGTGTATTTTAAACCTTGTTCCTGAATAGGATCTAAAAATTACAAAATCGCCTTCTTTACAGTAGGCTCCATTAGGAAATCTTTCTTTGTCAGAGTAAGCATCTGGCCCTGTTTTTATAACAAAACCGACGATTGAAGCGGTTTCTTCTGCGCTTCTCATACCATCAGGCATAAATATTCCGCCTTCTGTCTTTTCGCTGACCTCTGGAATTCCTATGAGTAGTTTGTAGCCTTTTGGCTCTGGTAGCTGTGTAGCTACTTTTTCTTCCGTTTTAACTTCTGCTGTGTACATAATATTCCTTGCAGTGATTTAGGTTCACAGAAACCTTGCGTGGATCATCCACGAAGCCCCCAGTTAATGCATAGAACAAAAAAATCTATTCTTCAATAAATCTTTTTTCTAAGTCTTCTAGCTCTCTCTCCATTAGTTTGAGAGCCTCATAACGGCCAACAAGTCTGTTATACGCAGACATGTCCTCCGCTCTCCCGTCAGCTAGGAACTGTTTTACCTCGTCCCCAGATTCAGTGATAACACGCTTTAAGAGCGCGATAACCGTATCATCCATCCCCCTTAGTTAACTCCTTCGCTACTTCTATACCCAATTTAGCGCCAGCTTGCTGATCTTCACGTTGGTTCTTATCCAACTCGGTAGCAAGCGTAACTCCCAGTTTAGCGCCTTCTCTTTGATTCTGCGCTTTAATCTTTTCAGCTTCAAGCTGAATTTTAGCCATATCAGTCTGCATCTTATGCTGCAGCTCTTGTGCTTTGAGCTGTAGTTCTTGTTGTTGCATCTGCACAACGGGATCTTGCTGTTGTTTGGCAACTTGTTGTTGCTGTGCTTCTGTCTGATCTTTCTTCAATAGCTTCTCTGCTGCGTCTTTTGCCATGCGGGAGATATCTACCTCTATGTTTTCTGGTAGTGGTTGCTCTTCGTTTGGCATCTCCACTCCAAGCATCTTCTCTATCTCGCGGCGATACTGGAACGCAACGTGTTCGGTTATATGTGCAGCCATTGCTTGTTGTATCTGCTGCGCGAACGGAGACTGCCCCACCATCTGCATGATCTTTGGATCTTGTGCCGCTGCCATGTGAACGCCGATATGTGCTTCGTGATCCTGATACTTGAAAACCTTTACAGGCTCCTGCTTTAAAATCATCATGTTTTCGGTCACAGGATCTGCTGGTTTGATGTCATCAGGTAACTTAATTATATCGCTTGCATCCTGTATACCTAGAACTTCTAGCATCTGACGGTGTAGTTTGCCCATGTCGTACAACTGCGGTGCTTGCTGTGCTAGCTGTAGAGCTGCTTGATACTGCATAATTCTTTGCGACATCGTAGCAGCGTTAGGATCGCTCACAGGTATAACATCTATACGTTTGTCAAAGTCATCTGTTCTGCTAAAATCACCTTCCATCTCATAAGCGTACTCTGCTGGCATATAGTCATGCACTATCTTTGCAAGTAGACGTAGTTCTTTTTTCATTGCCGCATGAAGGCGAGCCTGTACACCAGACATCACTTTCATGGATCTCTCCAGAAGGGCAAGAGTTGTACCGACTGGTGCTTGAGCGTTCATGTCACCAACCTGTATGTCAGCTACAGACCCTATACGTCGTCCTTCTTCGACAATGTTGCCAAGTAAAGAATAGAGTACTCCGCTTGGCTCTTTATAAGGGATAAACGTAATTGAATCGCGGATTGCCCCACCCGGTACATCCACGTCCCTGAACTCCCCCGGCATAAGGGGCGTGTCGTCACCTTTAATACGCATTCCCCTAGCTTTAAGACCTGCAGGTAAATTCGATAGCGTACCCGCATCAATAAGTTGTCGAAGTATTGAGGTGGCTGATTTCGCCAAGCCTCCAATGAGGTGAATAAGCCCTGTGCCGTAGAATCCCAGTCCCGGTAGATATCGGTAATGAACGAAATGCATACGTTTCTTTTTCTTTTCGTCATCCTCGTACCAATTCTTTCTAATAGATAGTATCTCTTGTGACGACTTATCTATGGTTATGACATAAGGTCTAGCTATACCATCAGGATCGTCAAGCTCTTCAGGCATGTTAATATCAAGATGCATCTCTAGTATAGTATGTCGATCATCATCTTCGATGATAGCCTCTTCACCATCTAGTTCATCATACTTCTCTTGTATATCAGAAAAATCTGGTTGTGGGTCGGGTAGATCTATATCTTTATAGAACCCGTTTACCTGAAGTTGTAGAATTTCGTTTTTAGTCTTCTTCATAACATGAGTGTATCTTGAACATGTCATAAGATCAGTTGCGCCATATGAAGCAACAAAGTCCTCAGATGGGACAAATACAGCGCATGGTCTATCTGTTATAGGATCATAATATACTTTTTTAAACGCTGACCCCGCTAGAGGTAACTTAAACAACATCTGCTCAAGCTCGTCTCTGTATTCTGTCATCTCTTCAGTCAAAAGATAATTAAGCTCTGTCTCTACACGCTCTGCTTGGTCAAACTTCTCTGGGGTTAGCTTTCCCATAATTTTGGCTCTGACTGGCCCACTGGCAGGAAAGAGTTCTCCCATAGCTTGCGCTTGGAACCGTACAACAGATTCGGTCAGAACAGGATGAAATACTCCAGAAGCCCCTGCCCAAGGCTGCTGACGCTCTTCTATCTTCATGCCTAATAGGTCAAGACCCTTGACATATGCTCTAGCCCAGTCGGAACGAGACTCTCTATCAGCGTTAAAGTCTGCTACAAGCTCTGATGCCATAGCTCGAAGATCACCCTCATCAATGAACTCTGCTAGGTTTGCGTCATGGTCAGGGCCAATAAGGTCTTCTGTAAGCTCTCCAGTGAAGTCAAGTACCACCCCACCGTCTTCTGTCTCCATCGACACGGCGTCTGGATTGACGATTTCTACTGTAAGTTCCTCCTCAGAGGGATTGCCTTCTACTTCCAGATCTGCTGGAACCATAGGTTTTTCAATAGCCATAAGCACTCTTTCTGATATATGTTAATTTATTCTACACAAAAACTATCGTTTGGTCTATATATTAAGTTGGCAGAGCGTGTAGGGGGGTTTACACGCCCCGCCGTGGGACAGTTGGGAGCATGTCCCGCTCTCAATGTAACCAAACCGCGGTGTAAAAACAATAATGGATCCCTTAACAATCCTTGCTGGCATAAAAACAGGGCTAGCTGCTGGTAAAACCGTAGCTGGTCTTAGTAAACAGATTGGTCAATTTTTTGACGCAACGGACGCTGCCAAGAAACAGCTTCAGAAAAAAGGCATTTCCAGTAAAAGCACCAATGCTACGGCTTTAGACCGCTGGGCTAAGATTCGTCAAGCTGCCGACGCTGAAGAGGAACTCAAGGAGTGGATTACTCAGACCTACGGAAGGTCAAAGTACCTAGAACTCTTAAAAATCAGGCGAGAAGTCCTAGCAGAAAAGCGCGAAGCGGAGGCTCAAGCAAGGCGTGACGCTATACAGCGGCAAGAATTAATGATAACCATAGTAGGTATAATTGTATTGCTTATCTTTACGTCTATAGGAGCCACCGGATACCTACACTATATGGGGTGGCTAGATATTTGGGATTATCTACCATGATTTATGTACTTGTTTTCATTCAGTTTGTGAACACTGACCACCTAAAATACTATCAAATTGGCTCGTCATACGCAGATCTTAAAGAATGTGAGATTGAAATGCTGGAAGCAAAGGAATCACTAGTCATACATAAATCTCAGACTGTTGTTTGCCTTGAAGTTGCTGGAAACTAAGAGAAATCACTACGTGATATATAGTGATACAGGCACTATACTGTTAATCACATCAAGCCGTGTGGTAGCAGAATTGTATCTAGAACACCTTAATAATATTCAACAGGTCTCCGATAAATAGGCTCGTCATCCCATTCATCAGTGGGTAGACGTATGAACCCACCCTGTCTAAAGCGCATTAGCGCCATAACAGTGCTGTCCACAAGGTCATCGTTAGACATGAACGGAAATCCTGCGACTTCTTCTACTAATTCTTCTGCCCAGCGGGTGGAGGGGACCCACGCCATGCCAGACGCTATGATATCAGCCACAGAATTTAGTCTAGCTAGCTTATCACCTGTTCCTCGGTGTGGGGTGTACTCCTGTACAGGTAGCCCCATACGGCGCATTTCCTGATAAATAGCCACACCAGAGGACTTTTTCTCCACAATAAACGCGTCTGGCTCCCAATTTTTGTACTCTTCCAGCGCAAGTTCTTTTAATTCAGGAAATTCCATCCTCTTTTTAATAGAATCCAGCAATATCAGGTGTCTAGCGTCTTCTTCCTCGTTTAAAAACACACCCCACGTAGTCAGAGCGGTGTAATCAGCGCGATTATGCTTTTCTGCTGCAGCATCAAGCGACATAATTATGTATTCTACTGGGGGTGGGTCATCTTTAGGCCATATCCCCCACCATTCCCGCTTGATTATAGACGCTTCTTCGGCTGTAGGCTGCTGTTGGTACTGTGCGTTCCACTGAAACGCAGGCATAGAAGCCTTTGTACGTTCCAAAGCCGCCAGATCAAAGAACTCAGGCCACAAAGGTTTCTTTGTTCCATCATCAGCATCCAGAAGTGCGGGAAACTCTACAATCTCGTACTGATCTGCTAGCTCGTTCTTCACCATATCGTTGGTTACACGCCCCGTGAGGTCATCCATGTGCCAACGTGTTTGTACAATAGCCACTCTGCCGCCCGGCATTAATCGAGTACGCGCTCCAAATGTGAACCACTCATAGGCTTTTTCAAACACTGAGAAGTTTCCGTTAATAACATCCTGCTCAGAGTGAGGATCATCAACAAGCAGAAGATCAGCACCCCTCCCAGCAAGAGCAGATCCGATACCACACGCAAAATACTCACCTCCAAAATTTGTATTCCACCTACCTGCCGACTTACTATCGACAGCTAACTTAACATCTGGAAAGATGTTTTTGTAATCTTCTATATCTATAAGATTTCTCACCTTACGTCCGAAGTCTACAGCCAAATCGGTAGTGTGAGAGACCATCATAACCTTCTTGCCGGGGTTTCGACCAAGAAACCAAGCTGGATAAAAGATACTTACGAGCTGTGACTTACCATGACGTGGGGGTATGTTGACACATACACGGTCTTTCTCTCCCTTTTCAATCGCCATAAGCTGGTCTGCTAGGATACGGTGGTGTCTACCAACCTTATAATCTGGCTGCATACGCTTACAAAACTCAATCAAATCGTCACGAGCCGCCTGATTTGCGTTCCTCGTAGACAGTTCTTCAACGATTTTATCAATCTCTTGAAGTTCTTCTGGTGCAAACTTGTCCAGATTGTCCAGCATATGTTGTATCTCTTCTGGAGAGAACTCCATATCCGTAGCGATTTCGGAGAGGTTAGTCGTCATCCAACCCTAATTCCTTGTCTACATCAATCGTTTCGCCCTCTATTACGATGGCTTCCTCGATCTGTGGCTCAGGATTTACCAGCTTTGTCAGTTTTTCACGTAACCTGTCTTTAAGATCGTCTGTAGTCTGGTGTGTGATTGTCACTTCTGTCTTTTCTGCAAACAATCCTACATCACTTACCTTGCCTAGCAACTCCAATGCGCGGATGCGTACCCGTGGGTCGGGGTTCTCAGTCTCCTCGATTAGCTTATTTGTAACTAAATGCCGTACCTGCGTAGCCGATTTCACTACAGAATGGCCGAAATCTTTTAGTATGCGGTCAGTCATGAGTAGGGTGGCTGGGGTGAGGTGGGCTACCCTTTTTGTTGTAGCCGCTTTTGAAGTCTTTTCAGGATCTTCGGCATAAGAAACCGCAAGCGTGGCGGCAATATCCTTGTCGTCAGCGTTAGGTTTGATTTCCAATCCGTTTTCATGAAGCAACTCTGCTGTTTTTGCAGCGGCACTCGCCTTAACTGCTAGGTCTTTTATCTTGGGTGGGGTGCGTCTAGCGACCCCCTTTTCGGGTTCTATGTGTATAGCCATGTTCGCAACATACTCATTTTTGAGCGAAACGCAAAATTTTTGTCTAGAATAGTATGTATAGGTGTGCGCGACACAAGCAGTTGACAGGGGGGGTGGGGGGCGGTGGGGTTCTAGTTATGCGTGGTTATTAGCCACGCACTTTCGAGACACGGGGCTATAAATTATATATAAAGATCTTGTCACGAAACGAAATGATTCGTTTTCGGGCATGACATAAGAAAGGAAATTTACATGTCAAATTTTACAATTAGTACTGAGCTAGCAAACGCAATCGATCAACTTGTAAAAGGTGAGGTTGCCGTCAAGAAATCAAGAGCCAAGGTTGTTGAGATCGCCAAAAATCAAGGCGTGACGTTTTCGCCTCGAGGCAAATTCTTGGAGAAAATGCCGACAGCCGAATATAAAGAGCTAGCTCTTTTACTTGCCGCGCAATATGGCAAGCAAGTTGTCAGTCTCATGAGTATGACCGAAGACGCAGCGGGCGATAAGGTCGTAGCGTTTAACGGTTCGACTATTAACGGTACTGGTCGGAATGCTCGCAAAACTGGGTATGGTTTCTGGTGGTCAAAAACTCGTAAGGCCATGGAACAGATCGAGGAAGGCATATACAATGCCGAAAATAAGCGCGAGGCCATCGAGGCTGCTGATGATGGCCAAGCGGGATCGCGCAACCTTCCCTTCAGTTTGCGATCAGTGAAAGTACTTGGCGAGGCTTACAAGTACATAGCCAATGTTGACCCAGTCAAAGTTGACGACAATGCGGATATCACAACAGCTTTGGCTAAGTTGATCGAGGCGGCTGAGGCACTCGATATACCTGCGGCAGATATTCGAGGGTATGGCGACAAGTCTTAATTCTAATCGGGCGTGGTCATTGACCACGCCCACCAAAAAAGGAAATCAAATGAAAGAGTATATGAAAAAATATTGGACTGAAATTCTCGGCGTTATAATCCTATTCGGGATGGTCGGCATGTGGTTTTACATACTGCATGGATGGTCATTATAAACATACCGCCAAGCTTAACGGCTTGGCGGACAGAAGCCAGTTCTTGAGCAGCATTGCGTCATCGTGGATTCCACGATCAGATAATGCCAGTTCTTGATCAGCGTTGCGCCCACGTGACAAGATCTTTCCACAAAGTTTACAACGTACTACAGGTCCCTGCTGCACCTTCTAGTTGCACGTGGCTAGTAACCACGACAAGCCAATACCAGTTCCTAAGTAGCGTTGCGTCTTTGTAATGTTCGCAAAGAAGTTCCTGAATGTTCGTTTTTATGCAAAAATAAGTTATTGATTTTATTATAATGTTCCTAATGTTCCTAATGTTCGTTAAATAAAAAGATACCCTACGTACGCGACCCCCTCTTTTTTGCGATTGTTCGCATCATCACAACCACATTTCCGCGCTCATAAAACCCAAGAACAAACGAACATTCGAACATTACTTTATATTCAATAAGTTACAGAGACCACATAACGAACATTAACGAACATTCACAATAAACCACGAAAACACACTATAAAACGAACATTACAGTCGTAAATTAGTAAACAAACGTAAAGTCAGAAAACTTGTAATACGTAACAATATATGATATTGTAAGATATGTTGTCAGGAAAACTACAACGAACAGCGTTCACATTGCGTGGCTATCAACCACGCCGAAACAGAAGGAGAATACATTGAACAGACATAAACACGTAGCTTGCGTATTGTGCGGCGAACCGTACGACAGACGCAGACGAGACATAGCAGGGATAAATCACTGTTATGATTGCGGCGACATTCGCGCCGAGAAACAGCGCAATGGTTGGTGCATCGCACCAGTCGCGCACAAGCAAGGGGCAACTCTTGTCAGACGTAAATCAGACCTACTAGGTCTCAACAAGTATATGGGAGAAGTCTAATGAATACCGTAGTAAAAATGAATACCGCTAAAGATTACACAATCAACGCCGAGATTGCTGAGACAGCCGTGGTTGACAACCACGCTGATGTTGCGACGCTGGCCAGCGCATCTATGCTAGTAGAGGTCAACATCTCTCACTGGGTTGGCAAAAAGAAAGACAAGAAGGCATCACAAGTCGTGACCGATCAGAACAACGCCAAGAAGGGTGTTGCGAATGTTTTCAAGTCGCTACTATCAGATAACGACGACCTGATAGCCATTACTAAACTCGTAGGGAGAATTCGTGACACACACGCGGCAATGACTATGCCGTGGTCAAACTCTGGCTTGCGACTGTTACCGACTAAACAGTTCTTCAAGTATCAGGAAGTAATGACAGCGTTACGCGACGAGTTCTACAAACTTGTCGAAGCGTTTCTAAACAAATACGAGGACGCAGTTATTGATGTGCAAATGGATCTTGGCGGTTTGTTTTCACGTGATGACTATCCTACACTCGGAGAGCTGAGACGTAAGTTCAACTTGAGCATACAGTATACTGAGGTTCCGACTGGTGACTTTCGTGTGGCACTACCACAGCAAGCGATTGACGAGTTGAAGTCTAGCATGACCGCTAGTTTCCAAAACAATTTCGAAGCCGCCATGAATGACGTGTGGACTCGTTTGCACAAGTTTCTCACAAGAATGTCCGAACGTCTGGACTACTCGGATGGTGAAACTAAAAAGATTTTTCGTGATACGCTAGTCACTAACGTCACTGATATGATCGAGTTGTTACGTGTATGTAACGTGACAGGTTCTTCACAGATGAACACTATGGCTGACCGTCTCGAAGAAGCTATGTCGGGTGTTACCCCTGACGCATTGCGAGAGGACGATTACTTTCGCGCCGAAACCAAAGCGGCGGTAGACCAAGCCATTGCCGCTTTACCAACACTAGACTTTGATAAGTAACCAAGCGTGGTTAACAGCCACGCATCAACCGTCATTTAAGGAGAAGTAAAATGACAAACCAAGCTAAAGAAATGTATGCACTAAGTATCCAACAAACTGCTAACCTTATACACTCTGTGCCTAACCGAACGGTTATCGCGCAAGGTCACATGGGTAGCGCAAAAACATCGGGCATCGCGGCAGAACTTGCTGAACTGAGACCTGACAACATCTATGTGGAGTTTGATTGTACTAACAAAGACATTCAAGACTTGTCTGGTCCGAAGTTTATGAAAGCGGCAGAGGGCATGATCTCTGACTACATTCAGTTTGTTCCCAACGCAGAACTCGGAGCGCATCTCGGTAAGCCTATCACGCTAAACTTTGACGAGTTGTTCAAAGCACCCGAACCAGTAAAGAAGGGTGTGCGGCGTATCATGCTCGAACGTAAGGTTGGCAATCTGGAATTACCTGACGGTAGCTTGATCTATGGCACATCAAATCTTGGAGCAGAAGGTTTGGGTGACGTGTTGCAAGCACACCAACGTAACGCCATGATTATTGTGAATACTCGTAAACCCACAATGATGGAGTACTTGGAGTATGGCATCAACAATGGCTTCAATCACATCTTTCTTGGTTGGTGCAAAGACAATCCGCAACTCATGCACACATTTCTAGAGGTGAAAGACCCCGAAGAAAACCCGTACATCTTTCATCCGAAAGCCGTAGGACGTAACGCTTTCTTTACATGTCGTACTGGGGAGTTTGCATCTGACATTCTAAACTCAAGTGAGCATATGGATGACGTGACAACGCAAGCCGCGTTGATGGGTGCGATTGGCGAACGTGGTGCAATGGATTTGATGGCGCACGTCAAGCTTGCCAATCAGTTGCCTAGTTTGCAGTCTATCAAAGATGATCCGAAGGGTGCGAAGATACCCGACAACGCAGCGGCTAAGTGTATGGTTGTGTATAGAACTCTGTCTACGTTGGACAAAGACTGGATCAACGCTTGGATGGATTACTTACCGCGTCTTGATGGCATCACACAAGGATTGTTTGTCAATGGTGTTCGCGCACCGAAGTACAGCAAGCAGTCTATGGTGATGACCAACAAGAAATTCACTGACTGGGCAATGCAGAACAGTTCCTTGTATTCTGCTGACAAAGTGTGAGGTGAGTGATGAAGATAATTAGAAACCACGCCGCTAATGGAATGCGGAGCAAAAAGAGAAGGTATAAAAATCCTTACGTCGAGAGGTATGAGGACATTCCAGAGGTGATAAACCGTGCAACTCGTCGTGCGGCGATGAGCATGAAACGTAAACAGTGCGTGGCTAACAACCACGCCGAAACAAAAAGGGAGAACAACTAATGTTCGTACAAAACTTAACAGAGGAACAGCGGCTAGCAAAAGCCGTTGTTGCGATCATGGACAAGGATAGGTACAAGGCTCTAGCTTCAGTGCTGATGATAGGCACACGTGAGATTACCGATGATCCTTCCTGCCAGACCGCATATACTAACGGACGTGACGAGAAGTACTCACGTGAGTTCGTAAAGAAACTTAACGATCCAGAACTTAGATTTCTTGTGTTGCATGAGGTCGATCACAAGTATCGGCGTCACTTGTATCTATACAAGTATCTGCATGACAAGCATCCTATGATTGCAAACATAGCAATGGATCATATGATTAACAATAACCTAGTCGAGGAGAACGATGACGGCTTTGCTACGATGACGGGTCCCCTTCTTGATGGATGTTGTGACGAGAAGTATCGAGGTATGAACGAGGTTCAAATATTCAACGCCATATACAAAGAGACTAACGGTGGCGGTGAAGGTGACGGTGACGGTGAAGGTCAAGGCGAAGGTCAAGGTAACGGTGGTGGCAGTCCACTAGACGATCACGACTGGGAAGGCGCACAAGAACTATCGGACGAAGAGAAGCGTGAACTCGAACGCGAGATCGACGAGGCCTTACGTCAAGGTGCATTGGTCGCAGGGAAATCTGGTAGCGGTGGCAATCGCAATATCGAAGAATTGCTACAGCCACAGGTTGATTGGCGTGAGGTATTGCGTGAGTTCGTCAACGATACATGTCGTGGTAACGAATTCAGTACATACCGAAAAGCGAACCGTAGGTACTTACAAGATGACCTATACATGCCTAGTGGCGAAGCCGAAAAGGTTGGGGAGTTGGTGATTGGTATCGACACGTCTGCGTCTATTCGCAACTCCGAGATCGCTCAGTTCTTATCTGAGGTGAAGCATATATGTGATACGGTCAAGCCCGCAGGCGTCAGGCTTCTTTACTGGGACACAGAGATATGTCGTGACGAATACTATGACGAGCAATCTACCGGGAAACTTGTAGAGTCAACCAAGCCAGACGGTGGCGGTGGCACTGATGTACGTTGTGTTACTCAGTACATCCAAGACAAAAACATCAAAGCCCAAGCGTGTATCATTCTAACTGATGGTGACATCTACGGTGGTTGGGGTGAGTGGTCTCTACCTGTGTTGTGGTGTGTCTTGAACAACTCAGACAAAACTGCTGATGTTGGTAAGACTGTTCATATCAAGTCGGAGGATATGTGATGGACGTAGTTACACGTGGTTTACAACCACGACTAATTAAAAAACAATTAATGGAGAATATATTATGAAACATATTTCTATGGAAATGCAAAGGGTCAAAGACCTAGAACCGAACAACATGAGCTTGGAACCCATTGAAGGGGAGAACGGAGCCTATGATCTGGACGGTCGTGAGCAACTAAAAGAGTTCGCGCGTACAATACAAGCGGAGTTCCCTACATACAAATTCGCACACAAATCAAATGTGGCTATGTATATCTACAGAGTTGGCGATCAGTATACGATGGGCGACATTGCCTTTGCCGATTTTAGAGACAGAAAGACACAAAACAGTCCAGATAAAGACTACAGAAAGTTTTGTGTGTTTAGTCCAAACATTGACAACGGAAAGTATTCCTATGGTCAACGTGAGAACATGGCTGAAGCTGTCTCTATCAAACGTGCTATGACTAATGTTCGCAAGTATCTACGGCCTATGAATTTGGTTCAGTCTATGAGCCTTACCGTGCATGATGTGTCGAAAGGGGCGCAGAGATCTTTACGTAAGATCATAGACGATGCCGGTAGCGTAAGGCGTAAGATTGTTTCAGAGGAGACCCTTGATGTAACTAACTCGTATTCAAGTCACACTACTATGCCGAGAACGGATGCCCTGACGCTAGAGCTAAAACACTTGCTTGATACTGGTCATCAGTTTGTCAATCTTGAGTTCAAACAACTACTAGAAGATTTGTTTGCTCAACGTGAAAAGGTATCGGAAACCAAACTTAAATACGCCGATACAAAGCATATGTATGTGGAGACCTCTATAAACTCTTTCGGTGACATGAAGTACAAAGTCGTGAGAGATGTAGATGTGGATCGCAGGTTAGACGATCATATACCTTCTGACAACATCTCTATCTATACACAAGGAGATTTGCCGAAGGAGCTGGAGGGTAAGCTTGCCGTTATACAGATGCTACAAGACGGACAATACGTTGATGAAGTGGGGTATCGTGTGAGCGATGGTTCCTGTTACCTTGTCCAGTGAGGATGAAATCACTGAGGGAAACGTATACCGCGTTTCCTTCTCAGATGACGAGAATGATAAAGAAAGTGTTTTTATTACATGTTTAGGCATAGAATGTCTTGACACGCTAGTAAAGTCACACTATATCAATATACGTGAGACACCTAAATGGGTACAAGAGGGCGTTGCTAGACTAATGATAGTTGATAAAATCAAAGGTGTTGGTGAGCGTCATTGTAGTCAAAGAAATACATTTTATTTGTTTCACGATTAAATCCTTGGTTGGGCGTGGTTTATAGCCACGCCTGATCAGACGCCAGTTACGAAACCAGTTAGGTAGAAGTTATGACGCCTGAAGCAAAAGTTAAAAAGAAAGTAGTAAAGCTACTTAAAGAGTACAAAGCGTACTTCTTCTATCCTGTCACTGGTGGGTATGGCTACAGTGGTGTGCCAGATATAATAGTATGCCACAAAGGTCGGTTTATCGGTATCGAATGTAAAGCGGGCAGGAACAAACCTACCGCATTACAGGAAAAGAACTTGAGAGATATCGAATTAGCTGACGGAATATCAATGGTTGTCAATGAGGACAACATTGCAAGTGTAGAGGAAACTCTACAGAAACTCTAATGGAGACCAAAAAAATGGCTACAGTAAAATCAAAAGCCCCTGAAACAGTCCAAATCCATACGATCAAACAGGGAATGTTAAAACTTAGAATTATAGGTGACACACCTATGTATTTTAATAGCATGGGGTCAAAAGCTATGCGTGACCTACTTGTAGGAGCGCAACGCAAAACAGCGGCAGAAAAACGGGAGATTAAACACAACCCCGAAAAAGAGTTTAGGGAAACCATGTATAGACAAAAAGATGGTAAGACCATGCTCTACTTCCCTGCAACAGGAATTAAAAAAGGTTTAGCTACAGCGGCCTTGGAAACCGCAGGGATTACAAAGGCAAATGTTAATCGTTTGATTTACATTCCAGAAGCCAAGATCAACATATGGGGAAAGCCCTACCTTAAAATGGACGTTGTTCGAGCCGCTGATATTAATAGGACACCAGACATACGTACACGTGCGTACCTTCCAAGTTGGTGTTCCGAAGTAACTATCAAGTATTGCACACCTACCTTTAACGCACAGGGAGTTATATCTCTGTTAGCTAACTCTGGTATGATCTGCGGTCTTGGAGATAACAGACAGGAAAAGGGCAACGGCTCTTTCGGTTCCTTCTCGGTATATAGTGCCGAAGATATGGGAGATGCTCAACTTGCTTGGGATGATATCGTAGCAGAAGCGCGTGAAGTCCAAGAGTTGGCTTACGAACACCCTGAGTGTTACGACGAAGAAACTCAAGAGTTGATGGATTTCTTGAACGAAGAGCGGTTACGCAGAGCCGCATAAGATATGTTTTTGGAGTGGGGCGGTTCGCCGCCCCTGTGCCACGGGTTAAGGTAAGTCGGTTGTGGAGAGTCCAGTTTGGTTACGTGGAGATAAGTTCCGTTAAGGCGGTTGAGTTGAGTTGGGTTGATTTGCGTTTGGTTGTGTCATGGCGGTTGGGTTACGTCGAGTTCGGTTGAGTTTGGGTATGTTTTGGCGGTTCAGTTTAGTTAAGTTTCGCTATGTCTTGTTGAGTTCGGTTGAGCTACGGCGGTTGAGTTTGGTCGCGGCGAGTTTAGTAGTGGTATGATCTGTTCTGTTTCGGCGGTTATGTTGAGTTGCGTTCTGTGACGGTTTGTTGCGTTGAGTCGAGTTAAGGTAGGGCGGTTATGTTGCGTCAAGCTTTGTTGGGTTTCGATCAGTTGTGTCGGTTCAGTCTAGTTGCGATGGGGCATGTTAAGCTTTGTTCGGTTTCGGCGGTTGAGTCGAGTTGGGTTCTGCTGAGTTCCGTTCCGTTACGGCAAGGCGGTCGGGGTGTGTTCCGGTTTGTTCGGATGGGGTCCGTTGAGGCGGTTGTGATGAGTTCCGTTAAGTTGAGGTATGTTCAGTTCGGTTGAGTTTGGGTATGTTTCGGCGGCTGAGTTTGGTCGAGACGAGGTTAGACCTGTTAAGCCAAGTCACGGTAATTAATTTTTTAGAAGGATAAATTGTATGAGTAAATTTAATAAGAAGACACGTCAGAAGATGGTCGATGACTATCTAAATGACACAGGTAGAAATACCTTCAAAGCGGATGAATTTGTCTTGTGGTTAGAAACACAACCAGATCACCCCGCGTATGCGGCTTTTCATGGAAGAGATGACGAGTTGTTGTGGCAAGCTAAGTTAAACTTGGCTCGACAGCTTGCTTCTGGGCTACGTATTGTAGTTAAAAGTGAAATTATCGAATCAGCTACACCTTCATTTAAAGTAACAGAATATCCTGCATACATCTCTCCAGTTGCTAGCAGAAAGCTAGGCGGAGGATATCAAGCGTTTGATCCTGATGACCCAAAGTCACAGGAAGAATTACGTAAACAGGCAGGGGTATACTTAGCAGGGTGGTTGAGTAGGTATAGAGGTTGTGCCGAACATATAGGCGTAGACTTAAAACCTATTGAAGACATTGTTCGCGTATTGCGTGATGACAAGACAAAAGAAGAGGTTGCGTGATGACATTGTGGGTTCCGTATAGGGTCGCAAATGACCCCGACTTTGATCCAACTTTTCATAAGAGACTAGAAGATTTTATTTTAAGCAAACCGAGTTTAGAAAGATATCATGCTAGTACTAGAGATCGACGTAATGATAGAGAAGTTACCGCAGAGTAGCCTACCGCAACAGCTATCCCTGTTTCTACATGAGATGGGGATAGCTGAAATAAAAGAAGAGGTGACAGAACCCGAAAATTATGTAGCATGGTTACCATCTTATGATGGAGAAGAACCACCTTTTTAAGGAGATAGTTATGGGAAATGAGCAGTTAACAGATTGGCAAGCGGCACAACTAAAATGGTTAAAAAGACAAGTCGATAGTTTACAAGACGAAAGTGGGCGCAAAGACGCCAGACCTAGGATAGAACAGGAGATATTTGCCGCGATGGAAGAGTTAGACGACTACGTGGACGCTTTGAGGAGTACCGGTGTAGTTATAGAACACAGGAGAAGATCTTGGCAAGGTGTAGTATGAGCCGTTGGACCAAGAACCAAAAAGAAATGCAAGGCTACAGACGTAAGTTAGCGTATGGACAGCAAAAAATCAGCCTTGTAAAAGCTCCTTGGGATCAGAAAGACAGTGAGGTGGGGCAAGTTATTCAGAGGAAACGTGGAAAAGAAAGGACTAAAAAACCGCGTTAAAACTCGCCCCTATAAATATAATACATAAAGATATGGAGTTGTCATGGAATTTTTTACTTTATTAACGGTAGGCTATACCGTTGCAGAACATCAAATGTATCTAACCGCTTGGTTTGATAGCGAGGATGCTTGTTGGGATGTACTGCTTACCATCAATGGATTTTACGATAAAATCAGTGCAACAGAAGGTCATTGTGATGTAAGCGAGGTCGCGTCGCATGTTGTAAGACCTAAATTAAGACCTTGGTAGGAGAACAACAGTGACCAAAAAAGAGAGCAAGGTATGGGAATACCTAATCAAAAATCGCAAAGCCGATTACGCTATCGTAGCAGATGAATGTGGTGTGGACATAGACTTCGTAAAGAATATGGTGTCGAGAATAAGCTCAACTAATTGGCGAGAAGAGATAGACGCCACACGCGCAGCCGAGAGAAGCACGATACTAGACACAGCAAAAGATCTTGTCACTACAGACAGAGCCGAGCAGCACGGTGATGCTGAAGCTAACTTTACGATGATTGCTTCGTACTGGAACACGCACCTTGGTCTTATAGATTTTATAAAAGTAGATGACATTCCAATTATGATGTCTTTGATGAAGATCGCAAGATTACACGGAGACGGCGTAAAGAACTTAGACAACTACGTAGATGTTTGTGGGTATATGTCATTGGGTGGTGAGATAGCTGAAACCTAATGGATATTTATACGCTAGACTTTGAAACGTATTATGCTCAGGACTATTCGTTATCAAAGCTGACAACTGAAGAATATGTGCGAGACAAAAGGTTCGAGGTCATTGGCCTTGCGATCAAGAAGAACGACAAAAAAACTAAATACGTGCGTGACCCAGCTCTGCTGGCACGTTTGTTATCACACATAGACTTCTCTCAGTGTGGTATTCTCTGCCATAACACTATGTTTGATGGGGCAATACTTGCATGGCGATACGGAATAAAACCGAAAGCATGGTTTGATACAATGTGCATGGCTCGTGCTTTGCATGGTGTAGAGACTAGCGCGTCTCTCAAAGCGGTAGCAGAAAGATACGGTGTCGGTGTTAAAGGAACCGAGGTACACAATGCCAAGGGCAAACGCCGAGCCGATTTCACAGAACAAGAGGCTTTACGTTATGGCGAGTACGCCAAGAACGATGTAGACTTAACTTACAATCTTTTTAAAAAGATGGGCGCACAATTTCCCAAACAAGAATTAAAACTTATTGATCTTACATTGCGTATGTTTATTGAGCCTACGCTTGATCTTGATCTTGGACTTCTAGAGCAACATCTCGAAGATACCAAAGAACGTAAGGACAAGTTGCTACGCGATGCAAATATAGAAGATAAGAAAGATCTGATGAGCAACCAGAAATTTGCTGACATGCTACGAGATCTTGGTGTGGAGCCTCCGATGAAGATTAGCGTCACGACAGGTAAAGAAACGTACGCCTTAGCCAAAGCCGACGAAGGCTTCAAAGCATTGCAAGAACACGACGATGACAAGGTGCAATCTTTAGTAGCTGCGCGGCTAGGCAATAAAAGCACGTTGGAAGAAACCCGCACCGAACGGTTTATAAATATATGTAAGAGAGGTTTGTTACCAGTTCCTGTGCGATACTACGCGGCGCACACTGGAAGGTGGGGTGGTTCTGACAAGATAAATCTACAAAATCTACCAAGCAGGGGACCAAACGCTAAGAAGTTGAAGAAGGCGATTGTTGCT